AAAGCAGTTGATACTGAAAGGTGTGATATCTCCAGAAGAGTGGGACAATGTTAAAGATGGCATTTACTATGATTTCCGTGCAGATACATACTTTACAGAAGTTAAGAACCAAGAGATTATGCGTGAGAGACTTGCTCTTGTTTCAGAGTATGACCAATATGTTGGGAAGTATTTCTCTCGCCAACAAGTGATGAAAGACGTATTGAAATATACTGATGAAGATATTGAACAACTAGACGCTCAAATCAAAAAAGAGATTGACAGCGGTGAAATTGAAACAGATGATGGGGACTTTTAAATGACTACAGCAATTGACATTATTAAAAATGCAGAACAGACAGATGCATCGGCATTACAAGATACAGTAAATTCGGTGCTATCCAAAAAAGCATATGAGAAAATCGAATCCAAGAAAAAAGAGATTGCATCATCTATGCTTAATGTGGAAACTGAAAAGGAACAATAAAAAATGAAAACCTTTAAGGAGTTGAAACAGTCATTAAAAATATCGGAATCTGAAGATGGTCACATCCGTCTACAGGACAAAGATATTGAATTTGATATTGATAACGTTGACGTAGAGGATGTACTGGATTCAGAAGCAGACACCTTTATGATGGATGAAGATGCCATTGATACGATTAAATCAATTTCAAAAAAGAAGCAGGCGATGGATGTAAAACTTAAAGACGGTAAGTCTATTAAAGTTGATATGCAAACTGCAAACGTAATATTAAAAGTTATTGATGCCCTTAATGATAAAAATAAAACGAAGTTCACAGATATGCTAGGCAAAAGTAAAGCAAACTTTGCAAAAGCAGTTGAATTCTCATGGGGCGCAGTAAAATGAGCAAAGAGTTAATTAACGCAATTGAAAACGGCGATGCACTTGAAACAAATAAAGTGTTCGAATCCGTTATAAATAGTAAGGTAGATGAACTATTTAATGAATTTAAGACGTTAATTGCTAACGAAATGCTTGAAGAGATTGATGATGAAGATGAAGAGGTTGATGAAGCAAGAATAAAGCGTGTTAATCGAATTCGTGGTGGTGTTGTGCAAAGACGTAAAGTAGTTGCCACAGACAGTAAATATAGAACTAAAGGTGATGGAAGTCAAAGCGTTGTACGCATGTCTGCTTCTGAAAGACGCAATAGAAAAATTGCTCAAAAGAAAGCGGCTCGTAAAAGAAAAGCAAAAGGTAGCAGAGCGGCGATTAAGCGCAAATTGACTAACAGGAAAAGAACAACAAGGGGCTTCAACAAATGAAATTAATTACAGAAACAGTTGAAGACGTAGAGTATATCACTGAAGAAATTGCAGGCGAAAAGCAGTTTTATATTTCTGGCGTCTTTATGCAGGCAAACAAAAAGAATAGAAATGGGCGTGTTTATCCAGCAGACGTTCTTGAAAAAGAAGTGAAGCGTTATACTGATGCGTACATTACTGAAAACAGAGCATTCGGTGAACTAGGACATCCAGATGGTCCTACTATCAATTTAGACCGTGTATCTCATATGATTAAAGAACTTTATCGTGACGGCGACAACTTCATGGGTAAAGCGAAAATCACAGATACGCCAATGGGCAAAATCGTGAAGAACCTTATGGCAGAGGGTGCCCGTTTGGGAGTATCTTCTCGTGGTATGGGTTCACTTAAACAATCTAATGGTACTAACGTTGTACAATCAGATTTTTATCTTGCCACCGCCGCAGATATCGTTGCAGACCCGTCTGCACCAGACGCATTTGTTGACGGTATCATGGAAGGCAAAGAGTGGATTTGGGATAACGGTGTATTGAAAGAGAACACCATCGGGGAATATGAAAAGCAAATTAAACGTGCTTCATCATTTCAACTTGAAGAAGTGAAGATAAGGTTATTCTCTGACTTCATTCAAAAATTGTAGTGTTTATAAATAGATATGATAATAACTTTCATAAAAGGAGATTAATCTCATGCTAAAGAAATTTGCAGAGCAAATCAATGAAGAAGAAGTAAAAACTGAAGAAGCGATTTCAGAGGACCTTGAAGCAGTTCAGGATTCCGAAGATATGGCTGAAGAAGTAGTTGCTGAAACTTCTGAAGAAACAGTTGCCGAAGAAGCGGTTGCTGAAGAAGAAGTAGTTGCTGAAGAAGTATCTGATGAAGATGCAACTGAAGAACTAGACGAAGCCAAAAAGTCCGTTAAGTCTGAAGAAGATGACGCTGAAGACGATGACGATGACGAAGATGGTGACGATGACGATGACGATGATGACGAAGAGGAAGAAGCCGCTGAAGGTAAAAAACTCTACGCATCAAAAGACAAAGAGAAGAAGATGAAGGAAGAAGTAGAACTTACTGTTGACGTTGCAGAAGACGTTGATGCACTTCTTTCTGGTTCTGATGCTGAATTGTCAGAAGAATTTAAAGAAAAAGCGCAAACGATTTTCGAAGCCGCTGTTAAAGCGAAAGTTGCAGAACAACTTGACGCCATCAACGAAGCCGCTCAAGCGGATTACGATGCTAAACTGGAAGAAGCCCGTGGCGAACTTGCAGAAAAAGTAGATGGTTATCTGAATTACGTTGTTGAAGAGTGGGTTAAAGAAAACGCACTTGCAATTGAGCGTGGAATTCGTACAGAAATCGCTGAAGAATTTATGAATGGATTGAAAAATCTTTTCGTAGAAAATTATATTGACGTTCCTGAAGAGAAAGCAGACCTAGTTGACGAACTCGCAACTAAATCTGATGACTTGGAAGCAAAACTCAATGAAGAGTTTGAGAAAAACGTTGCTATGAAGAAAGAACTTGATGCAATCAAGGCAGAAAATGCACTTACAGAAGCAGTTGTTGGTTTGACCGACACACAAGCAGACAAAGTGAAGGCTCTGGCTGAAGGCGTAGAGTTTGAGACTATTGACCAGTACCGTGAGAAGTTAGAAACTATCAAGGAATCATATTTCCCTAAAGTAAGGGCAACTGGCGCAGAAAAAGAAGACAGTGTGGATGCTCCGCAAGCGGAATCACTATCCGAGAGCATGAGTGTTTACGCTAGAACACTTTCAAGCATGAAAAAGTAATGTCATATAAATACTAATATGAATATGTTATTTTTGAATGTTTATATTAACAGTTTGACTAAACTATAACTTTAAGGAGAAAAGATATGTATCTTTCTGAAGAATCCCAGAAAAAATGGGAACCAATTCTGGAGCATGCCGATGCGCCTGCCATCCAGGACCCATACAAGAAAGCGGTAACAGCCGTTCTTCTTGAAAACCAAGAAAAAGCAATCCGTGAGCAAAATGAGCAAATGGGTCTGTTTGAAGCCGCTCCATTGAACGCTACTGGCAACGTACAAAACTTTGACCCAGTATTGATTTCATTGGTAAGACGTTCTATGCCTCAGTTGATTGCATATGACGTTGCAGGTGTACAGCCAATGACTGCACCTACTGGTCTTATCTTTGCAATGCGTGCCAAAGACGGCGCTGGCGCAGAAGCATTCTACAACGAAGCAGACACAGACTTCTCTGGTGCTGGCACACATGCTAACACTGTAGGTCCAATGGATGCTGACCCAGATACAAACGGTTACACTACAGGTACTGGTATGACTACAGCCGCGGCTGAAGCACTCGGTTCTTCTGGTGGCGGAACTTTCAACGAAATGCAATTCTCAGTAGAGAAGATTTCTGTTGAAGCCAAAACCCGTGCGTTGAAAGCAGAATACACTGTTGAACTTGCACAGGACCTGAAAGCAGTACACGGTCTTGACGCTGAAACAGAACTTGCCAACATCTTGTCTGGCGAAATTCTTGCTGAAATCAACCGCGAAGTAATGCGTACTATCTATCGTTCAGCCAAGCCTGGTGCAACTGCTGGTGCGTTTGACGTTGCCGCTGATGCTGATGGTCGCTGGTCTATTGAGCGTTACAAAGGTCTGATGTTCCAAATCGAGCGTGAAGCAAACGTAATCGCCCGTGAAACACGCAGAGGTAAAGGTAACTTTATCATCGTATCTTCTGATGTTGCATCTGCTTTGGCAGCCGCAGGTATCATGGATTACAACCCTGCACTGAACACTAACCTGCAAGTAGACACAACTGGCAACACATTTGCTGGTGTACTTAACGGTCGCACAAAAGTATATGTTGACCCATATGCAACTGGCGATTTCTGTGTCGTAGGTTATAAAGGCGACAGCGCATATGACGCTGGTATCTTCTACTGCCCATACGTGCCGTTGCAAATGGTTCGTGCGGTTGGTGAGAACACCTTCCAGCCTAAGATTGGTTTCAAAACACGCTACGGCATGGTTGCGAACCCATTCGCTCAAGGTACAACTGCTGGTGCAGGTGCATTGACACAGCGTGTCAACACTTACTACCGTGGTTTCTCAGTTGCAAACATTCTGTAATTGATACTACAAGAGTAGGGTTAACCTACCCAACTTTAAGGGAGTCCTTCGGGGCTCCCTTTTTTTGTTTGTATAAATAGTAGTGGAAACAGTAGCAACAATGCAGGTGTCGAATGTCTTTTGGAAAGATTATATTAATACAAGACTTGATTGATAGTAAACTCAGAAAAGAACAAGAACTAGAGTTTTACCAAAAAGAACTAGATAAACTAAAGCAGAAAATGTGGTGGGTACAGAAGGAAATCAGTCTCACAAATACTATAATCGACATTATCGAAACCGAGCAGGTTGTTGATATTAGAGAAAACATGAATAGGAAACTAGAAAAATGAGCGTCCAAAATCAGCCGAGTAACATGAATGAGGCAAAGATTAATAATTTCAAATTCGAAATTCAAGGTCTTGGCGTCTTCCCTTTCTTTGTTACTGATTGTAATATTCCGTCAATGACAATTGGCGAAGCAGTACAACCAAACCCTCTTATCGACAGACCAGTTCCTGGCGACAAGATAACTTACGGTGAATTGTCAGTAGAATTTATTGTAGATGAAGAATTAAAGAACTGGCAAGAGATACATGACTGGATGACGCAACTAGCATTCCCAGAATCCTTTACTCAGTTTAAAGAAGGCGAAGTATACAAAGACGCAACATTGTTTATACTGTCAAACTCTGGTAACCCAATCCTTGAAATCACATTCATTGATATCTTTCCAGTATCGAATGGTGATTTACAGTTTTCAAACGCAGGAAGTGCAGACACCGTTCTTGGTTCAGCATCATTTAGATTTAGAGCATATGAGATAAACAGACTATAATTACAAGCATATATACTTGTAGATAATGATTACAACATTGAGGTGATTGAATGAAACTTGAAGATATACAAAATCTTTGGAAAGAAGATGTGAATTTTGTAGATGACATGCTTGATGAAGAGGCACTTAAAATACCTAGACTTCATCAAAAATATTATAAAGTCTATACGACAGAAAAACTTCTACTACGCAAACTAGAAGCAGACCTAAAAATCTATCAACAAATCAAATACGAATACTATGCAGGCGAGTTAGCAGAAGAAGACTTGCGAGAGCATGGTTGGGAACCTTTTCCCAAAAAGGTCCTTCGTGCAGATATCCCTAGACATGTTGATAGCGACAGACAGGTGATTGAACGCACTCTAAAAATCGCACACCAAAAAGAGAAAGTAGACTTCTGTGACGCAATCATCAAATCGTTGCGTGACCGAGGATTTCTCATCAAATCCGCAATCGACTGGCGAAAATTTACCAACGGTGCTATCTAAATGTCAGAAAAACTTTTCGTCTCCAAGATAGACGAAGTTCACATTAAAGTAACATGTGATGCTGGTACAGCATACGAAGTACAAGACTACTTTACGTTTCTTGTGCCTGGTCACCAGTTCATGCCTTCATTTCGCAATAAAATGTGGGATGGAAAGATACGTCTATACAATGTGATGACGAAAAGACTTTATCTCGGTCTACTACCATATCTACATAAATTTGCAGAGAGTAGAGACTATGAGATTGAATATGATAGTTCTGTTGAAGCGGCAGATGAGTTTTCTGCAATTGAAGCAAAAGAATTTTCTGATGAACTATCTCTACCATTTAGTCCAAGAGACTATCAGTTCAAAGCATTTATTCATGCAGTACGCAATCGCAGATGTTTATTGCTATCACCCACAGCATCAGGTAAGTCATTAATTATCTACATGCTTGTTCGCTGGTATAGCGAAAAAACACTAATCATTGTACCTACAACTTCACTCGTACATCAACTTGTATCAGACTTTGGTGACTATGGTTGGGATGCAGATAATCATTGTCATAAAGTTATGGCTGGGCTTGATAAAGTATCTGATAAGCAGGTTATCGTTTCTACATGGCAATCAATCTATAAGATGCGTAAAGACTACTTTGACCAATTCGACCTAATTATTGGGGACGAAGCACACTTGTTCAAAGCAAAATCTCTGACTAGTATCTTAGAAAAGATGACTGATACGAAGTATAGATTTGGTCTGACTGGTACACTAGACGGCACATTGACACACAAACTTGTTCTTGAAGGTCTGTTTGGTCCTGTGAAGAAAGTTACCACTACAAAAGAACTTATAGATAATAAGCAACTAGCAGAGTTTCAAATCAAAAGTCTTGCACTCAGTTACAGCGACCAAGAACGTAAAGATGCTGTTAAAATGACATATCAGCAAGAAATGGACTTTATCGTTAGACATGAGAAGAGAAATAGGTTCATAAGAAACTTGACAATCAGCCAAGAAGGTAATACACTATTACTATTCCAATATGTTGAGAAGCACGGCAGGGTTCTTTTTGATGATATAAATAGTCGTGTAGGAGAAGAAAGAAAAGTATTCTTTGTACATGGAGGTACGGATTCGACAGACCGTGAAGAGATTAGAAGAATTACAGAACAGTCAGAGAACGCAATTATCATTGCAAGTTATGGAACATTCTCTACTGGTGTGAACATTCGAAATCTTCACAACATTATTTTCGCTTCACCATCGAAGTCGAGAGTACGAAATCTACAGTCTATTGGCAGAGGTTTGAGAAAGAGTGACACCAAAACGGCGGCAACTTTATATGATATTGTTGACGATTTAAAATGGAAAAGTAAAAGGAACTTCACACTAGAACATTTCTTAGAACGTATGAAAATATACAACGAAGAAAAATTCAAAGTAAAGATGTATAAAATAGACATATGAAAATTACAAAAGCACACGGTATTAAAATACTCAAACTTGTAAGCATGGAAGATGTTATCTGTGACATGTTTGAAGGAGAAGACGCAAACGGTAACTCTGTTGTGTTTGGGAAGAACGTGTTTGCAGTGAATGTTATTACTGGGCGTAGCGCAGAGACTTCATTGATGAGCGTCACTCCGTGGATTCCATTTACCGCTGATGAGTATATCCCTATATACTATGACACACTGATTACTGTTGTGAACCCAATGCAGTCATTTAAAGACTACTATATAAATGTACAGAAGAAGTGGTCGAATGCTGATGATGAGATTGACTTCAAATCTTCAAGTGAGAAGTTAGACGAGATGTCCGGACCCTCTGACGAAGAACTAGAAATGCTGGAAGAGTTAGAAGCATTAGCAGAGATGAAAGATAAAACATTTCATTAAGCAACTAAGCATTAAATACTTCTATGCATATCATTGACAACATCTGTATAATAACAGGGTTCCTGAGATTTGTCAAGCACTTCCTGGTATTTCCTCCCAAATAAATTAATCCTATTATTCCCTTGACATTTGTATCAACATGTAGTATGATGGTACACAGTTAAAGTTGTTTCCAAGAGCAAGTGAATGACACTTGATACAGGACAAATAAATGAGGTATTTAATTAATGACAAAAAAGAAAAGTAGTAGTAATCACTACGTTGACAACAAGAAGTTTCTTGAGGCGCTTACTGAGTATCGCAACAAGGTTCTTGAAGCAGAAGCATGTGGTGACCCAAGACCTAGAGTTACAGAATACATCGGTTCGTGTTTTCTTCTTATCGCTCAAAGACTATCGTATAGACCAAACTTTATGAATTACACATATAAAGACGATATGATTAGTGATGGAATTGAGAACGCACTGGCGTACATAGACAATTTTAATCCAGAAAAATCTAATAATCCGTTTGCATATTTTACGCAAATCATTTACTATGCATACATTAGACGTATTCAAAAAGAAAAAAGACAGACATATATCAAGTACAAAGCAACTGAAAAAGCAAGCATCTTTGGTGAACTTGCTGAGTTGAGTGAACATAGTGATGACTTAGATGAAATTCACTATATTTCTAATGGTCATATGGAATCTTTCATTGGCGACTACGAAGAAACTAAGCGCAAGAAGAATGAAAAGCGTAAGAAGCGTGGTATTGAAAAACTGCTTGAAGAGCAAGAAGCAGAGAGATTGATTAATGGTGAAGACAAAGGTGAAGAATAATGAAACTACTACTGATTACAGACCAGCACTTTGGTGCTAGGAATGATAGTGTAGCATTTTTAGATTATTACGAAGAGTTTTATTCTAACATCGTTATTCCGTTTATTGATGAAAATAATATTGATACAATCATTGACCTCGGTGATACATTCGATAGACGTAAATATGTAAACTTTGCAACACTTGAACGTGCAAAGAAGATGTGGTTTGACCCACTAGCAGAACGTAATGTACAAGTACATACTCTGATTGGTAACCACGACACCTATTATAAAAACACAAACGAAATCAATTCGCCTGATTTGTTGCTGAGTGATTATAGCAATATCATCACATATCCTGAAGCACAGATTGTAGAGTTTGATGGTACGCCCATCGCTATGCTACCTTGGATTTGCTCTGGTAATTATACAGACAGCATTGATTTTATTGAAACAGCAAAAGCAGATATTCTCATGGGTCACCTAGAGTTGTCTGGGTTTGCTATGATGAAAGGTTTTGAGAATGACCACGGAATGGATAAATCTCTGTTCAATCGTTATGACACAGTATTTACAGGTCACTATCATCATAAAAGTGATGATGGGCGCATACATTATTTGGGCAATCCATACGAACTCACTTGGTCAGACTACAATGATTATCGTGGCTTCCATGTGTTTGATACTGATACTCGCAACCTCGAATTTATCAGAAATCCGTACCGCATGTTCCACAAAGTCTTCTACAACGATAGTTCAGTCGAAGAATTTACCGAATTAGAACTTGACAAAGACAAAATTTTAGAGTATACTGGTAAACAATTGAAAGTGGTAGTTCAATCGAAGAACAACCCATACTGGTTTGATATGTTTGTCGACCAGTTATATCAGTGCAATCCTGCACAAATGTCGATTGTCGAAGACCATATGAACATGGATGAGTTAGAAGACGATGACATGGTGAATGAAGCAGAAGATACAATGACTATCTTAGGTAAGTATATTGATGGTCTTGAAATTGATGCTGACAAAGGAAAGTTAAATTCTTTGATGCGTAATTTGTATCAAGAGGCAATGAGTATTGATAAAATATGATTAAGTTTAAAAGTATCCGCTGGAAGAACTTTCTGTCAACTGGCAACGCCTTTACAGAAGTTCAGTTTGACCGCTCACCCAATACACTTATCGTTGGCAACAACGGTGCTGGTAAGTCGACCATTTTAGATGCGTTGACTTTTGCTCTGTTTGGTAAACCCTTTCGTAAGATTAGTAAGGGTCAGTTGATTAATAGTATCAATGGTAATGGTGCTTTGGTTGAAGCAGAATTCAGTATTGGTCGCAAAGAATATCTTGTTCGTAGAGGTATCAAAAAGAATATCTTTGAGATTGAAGTCAACGGTATTCCTGTTGATGAAAATGCAAACAATCGTGACCAACAAGAGATGTTAGAGAAGACTATTCTCAAACTAAACTACAAGTCGTTCACACAAGTAATTATTCTTGGTTCTGCATCGTTTACGCCATTCATGCAATTGTCTGCATCAAACCGAAGAGAAGTTATTGAGAACCTACTTGATATTGAAATTTTCAGTGTAATGAATTCACTGTTAAAAAGTCGTGCAGGTAAAGTAAAGCAGGACTTGATTGATTGTAATTATAACCTAGACTTAACAAGAGAGAAGTTACGTCTACAGACTGATTACATTGAAACCCTTGAAACCGACAAAGCAGAAAAGGTGAAGCAGTCTAATGAGGAAATTACCGCATCAAGTAGCGCAATCGCAAGCCATGAGGCGCAGGTCGATGTACTACATGAAGAAGTCCGAGAATTGTCAGACACAATCACAGACAAAGCAAAGCAAGACAAATTGTTGCGAGACTTGTCAGAAATGCGTAAAAAACTTAACAGAACAGTAACGAAGCACCAAGAAGAAATTTCATTCTATGAAGAGAATGAGCATTGTCCAACATGTGACCAAAACATTGATGAACAATTCAAAGTGTCAAAAGTAAGCGATTTTCAAGAACGCATTACAAATGTTGAAAGTGCATTACCTGAACTAAAAAGTAAGATGAAAGAGACTGAAGAACGTCTTTCTATTATTGCTGATGTTCAAAGTAAAATCTCTACTCTTAACCAAGACATATCGGTTGAACAGTCTAGTATCAGTGGTCTTCAAAAATACATTTCTAAATTGCAGAAAGAGTTGAATACACTACTGACTGAAGAGACTAAAGAGAATGATGCTGGTCAGATTGATAAGTTGAAGAAGAATATTCAGATACTTTCTACAGCAAAAGAGAAGTTGATTGACCAACAGTATGTTCAAAACCATGCGGCAACACTGTTGAAAGATACTGGTATTAAGACAAAGATTATTCGACAGTATCTACCTATCATCAACAAACTGGTCAACAAGTATCTATCTAGCATGGATTTCTTTGTTCAGTTTGAACTTGATGAAGCATTTAATGAAACTATCAAGTCTCGCCATAGAGATGATTTTTCCTATGATAGTTTCTCTGAGGGCGAAAAGATGCGTATTGATTTAGCATTACTTTTCACATGGCGCTCAGTTGCTAAGATGAAAAATTCAGTAAATACAAACCTTCTGATACTTGATGAAGTTTTCGATAGTTCGCTTGATGGGGGTGGTACTGAAGAATTTATGAAGATTTTAGACACCCTAAGTAATGATACTAATGTGTTTGTTATCTCACACAAAGGTGACCAATTGTTTGACAAATTTCACAGTGTCATTCAATTTGAGAAAGTGAAAAATTATTCGAGGATTGCAAAATGAGTGAAGTAGAACAAGTAAAAGAAGAGCGTAAAGAAGTCGCTGAAATGATGAAGAGTGTTCAACAAGTTCCTGACGTAGAGAAACTTATGAAGTATTTTTCTTTTAAGACTGATTTGGATAAAAAGAATATGAAGCCATTTACAACATGCGCTCATTACCCTTTTGATAAACCACCTGTATTGAAAATGGAAGATGGTTTTGTTTTTGTTATGGAAGCATCTTTACTCGCTGAAGTATTGTTCAGAATGTCAAAGAACAGAAGCGGTCCATCAATTCATGCATCACAAGTGGGTGTCAATTATGATTTCTTTATCATTGTAAACCCAAAACCTGTTGAACAACGTGCAGATGATGAACCAGAGTATGAGACATTCATCAATTCTAAAATTAAAGCGTTATCTGATGAGGGTCATAAAGGTAGAGAGATTTCTGCAAGTTATCCTGCGTTGTATTTGAATATTGAGCGTCCAGTATTTGCAGACATTATCTATTATGATGTTTCTAATCAGGAGCATAGAGAAAGAGTACAACACGAATGGAGTAGATACTACATTCAGAATTATGCACTCAGTAGAGGTAAACCTTTCTGGAAGTTCGTTTCACCTTTACAGAAACACATGGCAATGAAAAAACGAAACAAGCGTCTTGGTAAACAGTACGCTATTCATAGACTTATTTAAGGAGAGATATTATGAATTTTCAACAACTAATTGAAGCAACAGGTCTACGCATTGTCGAAGGCGGACCATTCTTATTTGAAGACTTTGGTGATTCCTGGGTTCTTCAGTTCGATGACGCAATGACCGCAGTGTTCGTTTTAGAGACACAAGAAGTCGTATTCGTTGAAGTAACTGATATGGCAACTGGCGAAGATATTCACATGTGGATGAACCCAAAGTTCGGTGAGTATGAGAAAAAAGTATACGATGAACTTGCTGATTCCACAACGCACCGTGAAGAAGATGTTCAAAGCGTATTCAACGTCTGGCATAAGAACCAAGAGTTGTATGAAGAAATGCCAGCAGAGGCATTAGAGCAAATGCAGATTGAAGATGCAGAAGAGGGCGCAGATAGTGAAGAGCAAATTCATTAAAGCGCATATGGACGCCGCAGAAGTGTACGCACAGTTATCTTCTGCGGAACGTCTTAAAGTGGGTTGTGTTGTTGTGAAAGACGATAGAATTATTTCTATCGGATACAACGGTATGCCTGCTGGTTGGTCTAATGTATGTGAAGATGAAGATGGTAACACAAAAAAAGAAGTGTTACATGCAGAAGCAAATGCAATCACAAAGATTGCAAGAGGAAACGATAGCGCAGATGACGCAATTTTATTCTGCACAGCATCACCATGCATTGATTGTGCTAAGTTGATATATCAAGCAGGTATTGATACTGTATATTATAGAGACCACTACAAGACAGATGAGGGCATTCAGTTCTTATTGCGTAGTGGCGTTCAGGTAAGTAAGATAAAATGATTGATGATTTAATAACAAAGATAGTTGAAGATGAAGCACCTGGAAAAGACGTTGCTGTTTTAATGTCTGGTGGTGTCGATAGTTTGACTTGTGCATTTTCTGCAATGCGTTTAGGAAAAAACGTACACACATATACGATGTATGTGAATGGTCAAGAAACAGTCGATAGTTTAGCGGCGAAAGAAGCGGCTGAGATATATGGTTGGAACCACCATGAGATTGATGTACCAGTCAATAATGTGAAAGATGATTTCTTGCGTTTGATGCGTTACTATGACTGTAAGAAGAAGACACATGTAGAATGTACATTCCCGTTTCTTTATGTTTATCCTCATATTAAAGAGAAGCATGTATTGTCTGGTGTTGCCGCAGATGGTTGGTATGGTGTATCAAAACGTGCAAACATTCACTTCAAGCATACAAAAGAGTTGTTTGATAAGTTTCGCAATGATTACTTTGGTGCAGAGAATCCTGCTGGCATTCTACAGCAAGAACAGTTGTGTGAAGAGATAGAAGCGAACTTAGTCGCACCTTATGTGCGTGAAAGTGTGAAAGAGTGGATGATGCGGTACGACCACGATTTCTTTAACAAGCCATATCAGAAAGCACCAATTATCGAAGCATATGAAGAATTCGAAAAACTACCCAAAAAGCGTAAACATGCTAATCTACAGTTGGTTGCTGGTATTCCTGAGTATTTCGAACAGTTGCTTGAAGACAAAGAATTGAACTATCGCAATAGGGGTAGAACCATGGACTTGGTTAGAGACTATGTAAATTATTCTGCAACTCCTTCACTTTTTGCTT